ATCGTTTTGAGGAAAATGACAAAGATATTGTATCGGCAAATGTTGTTTATAATACATCACAAGTCAGAAATAAAGTTGTTGTTAAAGGTGCTATTGCCAACGGTTATCAATTCAGTGCTATTGCTGAGAACAAGAATTTAAAATCAGACTATTGTATTCAATATAATGGCGAAATACCAGAAGTTATAAATGATAGTAAGCTATATGCTGATTCATTGTGTATGTCACGGGCAATGTATGAATTGATTAATTTTAGTCGTGGCACGAAAACATTGAATTTATCATGTACATATAATCCTATATTCGATGTTAACCAGTCAGTGATGGTTAATTATCCAAGCTTGGGTATTAACAACGAAAACTATGTCATTGACTCTATTTCTATGAGTATGGATAGTGGTGCAACGACATCTTTGACAATGACAAATATTAACGAGGTAATTTTTTAAATGAAAAATGAAGAAGAAAAAATAGATTTTAATGATGAAACAGTTATTGCATATGTAAATATGATACGTCAAATTATTCAAAGTGAAGTTTCAACATATTTAAAAAATCAGAATATTGAAACATTTGAGGATTTAAAAGTACAAAGTGTTTCTGACGATGGATTGCACGCAACATTGAAAGATACAACTACAAAAGAAGTATATGAAAATATACCTAACTATACAAATATAAAAATCAAACCAAATGATTTTGTCAGGATGTATATAAGTAATCAAGGATTAAAGAAATATATTGGACAAACATTTGGTTCAAGAAGTGAATATTTATGTCAAACAGAAAAGGACGGTGATAAATAATGGCTGATTTACATATAGACACAAGCAATGTTACGCTGATGGGTGAATTTAAAAATGCAATCGAAGATTATGTTCAAGAATACGTAAATGTGACTCTTGGCGGAACACATAAAGAAAAAGCTGATAGTAGTTGGAAATTTGAAGGCGGTACGGCTGAGAAAACCCATGATTTGTACATGTATATTCCTTGTGGTATATCAACGTCAAGTAATCATTGGGGAGTTATTAATATTAAGAGGAACGATGTTGAATATAAGACAGATGGTGTTCAAATCTTCTTTTGGTTTAACGGCACAGATTTTCAATACAGTTTGAATACTAAAAGAATTTATGAAATTACTCGTAGTTCAAGCGATAATCAAAGTGTTGAGAGCGTTACTTATGCCAATAACACTATTACAATAAAAGTAACAAACCATTCGAGTGATTCATATTATCCGTCTGCTTCATTTAGTGTAGATTATCATATTTGGTAGAAAGGAGTGATTAAATGGCACATATTGATTTAAAAAAAGATGCACATATTTTTACTCAAGCAGGTGTGACTATTCAAAACTTATTGAATTTGATTCAGTCATTTGAAACAAATGAACTTGAAGAGTTAAGAGACCTTATTAACGTAATCAAAGATATTGACACAAATGATGATAATGAAGATTTTAAGCAACAGCTGATTAATGCTATTAACAATGCAGTAATGGAAAATGAAGTTGTAGATACTTTAGATAAAGATAGTACCTATCCTCCACAAGCTACAACTGTAAGAAAAGCACTGAATGGCATAACGGATAAAATTGCTCAAATTGTTAAAAATGTTCAAGATGAAACACAAGAAAGACAAAATAATGATTCATCACTGAACACCTTAATTTCGACCGAAACAAGCGAACGAAAATCTGATGTTCAATCTATTAATGAAACACTTTCTTCTAAAGCAGATAAAACAACCTTGTATGGTGCAGGGATAAGCACACACACAATAACCCATAGTCTTGAAAAAGCAGATTTAATTATAAGTATTAATACATCATATGGCAATGGGTATGTGACAATAGATGGTGAAACCGTAAAAAATAAAATTCTTATGGATGGTTTAACTATTCAATCAGAATCAATTTCTGCAACATTTTCGGCGGAAAAAGGTGAAGAAGGAGAAAAATATATAAATCTTCTTTATTCAACCGAAACAGGCAAGCTTGATTTGGAAGTTACAGAACAGCCTGAACCAGGAAATTTTGCAAAGATGGATGTAACATATATGAAAGCAACAATTTCTGAAATGTATGCAAGAAGAATGTATTTTGATGGATTGAATACTTTGACATCATTGGCTACAAAAAATAAAAATTCATTTTTAGAAGCAATCAATGAATTAGTAGCCTCTGATACTTCAATTAACAATTCTATAGGCACAATAAAAAAACAATTAGAAAATACAACAACAACCGGTATATGGCACTATGGTACACTATTAACCCATACAACAAATGTAAATGATGTTGCCAATAATGACATTCCTGCAAATGTAGGGGACTTTTATCTTAACTCAAATACATTCTCAGTGTATTTTTGTGTAGGAGATGATAATGGCAATCATAATTGGTTATATATCGGCAATTTGACAGGCAGTTTTGATTATTCAAATTATGCAAGTATTAATTCACCTAATTTTACAGGAACACCGACAGCACCTACTCCGTCTGTATCAAATAATTCACGACAAGTTGCAACCACAGAATATGTGAGAAGTGCTATTGATAAATATGTAAGTGGTGATAATCTTGAAATGATTGATTTGGCGGAAGGACTTAGAGATGATGTATATGGTAAACAAGTTGTGTGGACAGTTGGCGGTAATATTATGAATTTAACATTGCCAGCCCCAAAATTAACAAATCCTACAACTTCAGAAGAAGTCAAGATTACTTTTGACAAAGGTATTATTCCTTTTGATAACACTGTAAAAAGGGGGTATCTTCCTTACAATACGACAAATGTTTCTTTTATTCCTATTACAGGAAACAAGACATATATTAATTGCGAATTTAATTTTGATACGCAACATTTAGAATTTACAACATCTAATTCAATAATTTCTCAAGACACTATAGATGCTATTGAAACAAGAGTGTGGAAGTTTAGTTTATGTTATTATACAGTAAACGTTGTTTATAATGATTCTTCTGAAGAACCGGCAAGTCAATATGTAATTAGTAATTATGATTGTGATTGGTGTATTAATTCTGAAAAAATAGCATTACCATATCAAACATTGGATATGCTAAAAACCGTTGACAAAAATTGTATTATTAATTCTATAAATGAAGTTGTCGATAATGCTTCAAAGAATCAAAGCGAAGTAGGAACTCTTATTTATGCACTACACCCTGACATAACAACATATTCCACTTTGGCAGCTAAAGATTGGTATTTCGGAAAACTAATAAAAAGTGATGTGGACGAAGTATTTATACTGAATAACGATAGACAAGATGACATAGATTATCCTGATGGTGTCACATTAAGTGGCAAATTACCTTATAATGATGAGGTTGGGTATATGTTATCGCAAGATATACCAGCTTTAAAGAAAGCATTTTGTAAAGTGACAAAAAAATGTGTTGCATCTATTGATGGTTCAGATGGAGAAATAGAAGTGTTATTAACATTCTAAGAGGAGGAATTTATTATGACAAACATTAACTGGAAAGTAAGAATTAAAAATCCGATGTTTTGGGTACAAATTGTAGTTGCTATTTTTGTTCCTGTACTTGGGTATATGGGAATTACGGCGCAAGATCTAACCACATGGCAAGCAGTAGGCAATGTAATATTGACAGCTTTTTCTAATCCATATGTATTGCTGTTGATGGCAACGAGTGTTTATAATGCTATTATTGACCCAACTACAACAGGCATTACAGATAGCAAAACGGCACTTACATATACCACGCCTAACAGTGATAAATAAAAGAACATTCATTCTATACGAATGTTCTTTTTTTGTGCAAAAATTAAAGAAAGGAAGATTGCTATGAATATAATTGAAGTTGCTTATAAATGGCACGGTGGCTTTACAAAGCGTTCACGCACAGATTTTATAGCGTTACATCACGCAGAAGCAGTTAAATGTACTCCACAAGATATACACAGTTGGCACGTCTCAAATGGTTGGACAGGCATCGGTTATCATTTCTTTGTGCGTAAGGACGGCACAATTTATCGTGGTCGTCCGCTTGATGTGGTTGGTGCTCACGTTCAAGGTATGAACAGTTGTTCTATTGGCATTTGTGCTGAAGGTGATTATCATACAAAAGAAAAGAC